TGATCATGTTCGTGGAACCAAACAAGCAAACGTGGCGGAACTAATCAATACGTTATCTAAGAAACGAATCGATGAAGAGATAGCCAAATGTGAAGTAGTATGTTCTAATTGCCACAGAGCTAGAACACATATAAGAAAAATGCGGAAGGCAGGGTAAGATGAAATTTTGTAGTTATTGCGATAAGATGTCATACACATCTAAGTTACTAGAAGATGGATCTATGAAGTATTACTGTTCAGATCATGCATTAAATATTGTAGTTGACTAGGATTATGGTATAATAATATTATGCACGATCACGAGAATATAGTATTAGCCACAGGTTCAGGAATAACTGAAATGCAACTCATGTGGATCGTTATGGGTCTAATGGCTATTCATCACGTATGGATGTGGTGGAAGATGAAAAAGAAAGACTGTAACTGTAAATGAATTGGCTACAAGCATCTATTATATTTGGACCAGTTATAGTTATTCTAATAGCATATATGACAGGAAACTTATGAAAAAGTTATTTGGATTTATTACGATAATTGCGACAGCAATCCTGTCAGGTGTAGCTCTATCTAAATTTTTAAATTGGGCGGGACAGCAAGAAGATATCTTTGATTTTGACCTAGATGAAGATATAGACGTTGAACAGTTCTAAGAATCGAAGATCGTCTAAATCATTCCTATGGTCATTACTGGCTATACTGGGTATATATTACTCATTGGTTATTATCACTATATAAGCGATTAAGGCACATCTTTTATCTCCCGCCCTTTTCTGGGGTCTATGAATCGGAGATACCAATTATGACCCGTTAAGGGCTTAGAGCCCTGTTACAGGGCTTATAAGGCATATTCTGAAAAGAAGGCGTAGCCATTCTGAAAATGATCACATATCTACAATATGGCTCTTCTTTCGCCGAAGCACTTTTTTCGCACTTATTGCACTATATGTCCATATTGCCCGTATTATATATATCTATATATAAAAAGAAAAAATCCCATTCAGAGGCGGATCCGAATGGGCTTTTCTAGTATATTGCTATACATTATATAGGGAGACGTTGCCGCCATCACCTACACATCTTAATTGTAATACAGGTTATTTTCTATGTCAAGCATTCTAGTTGACTTCTTCTGGTGGAGTAAAAGATGGTCCAGGTCCAAGGAGATATCCTTGTTCATGGTATTCAATCATTTTAGCTGTTTTCTCAGGGTCCGCTTTATTTGCCATAATAGTCATCATATCGTATATGCGGTGAAGCATAATATAATTGACCATAGGCAGGTTATCTTCTAGGTTCTCAGATGGCTTTGTCTCTTCAGTCATTTTCTCTTCCTAAGTCTTCCCAAAATTTCTCACGCCCCATAGCGTCAGTTTCTAATAAAGCTGTTGATTCAAACTCATATGTTGCAAATGGCTGTTCTATTTTCGGCGCACTTTTTTCGGGCTCTTTATTCATTTATGATCTTTTCTACTAATGCTACAAGATTATTATAGTCGACAATTCCGATTGTTTTCTTGTATGAGCAAGTTAGGCAATATAAAAATATGTTCTCTTCAAAATCCTGATTGGGATAAAGAGAGCCTTGATCCATTGGGCATAATAGCTCTGGAACAAGGCCCTCTCCCGAAAGAGAAAGGTACTTAGACACGTATTGTATCTTCATGTACCTTCCTTTCTAATGTTTGAATTCCGCTAGGAACTCTTTGTGCCTTGCCCCATTTAGGGAAGACCACGATGACCAATCAGTGCCGCCTTTAGTCATGTAATACGTTATCTCTGCGTTTATTACTGGGTCAAACAATAAAATGTTTGACTTTAGATCAAATTTTTCTTTACGATCAATGCCGAGTTCACCCAACATATTAATCTGAAAAATTCCGTAGGAACTGTCTCCAGTTTTCCTGTTACCATTGTAAGCCATAGGTCTTGCGTTAGACTCTGCCTTAACAATAGCCCAAGCCTGTTTAAGGGCTTTTCCTTCAAAGCCAACAGCTGATAGAAGTTCTTTTAGTTCTTCGTCTGTTAGCGTCTCAGAAGGCTTGTATACAGTATTGCTGTACTTCTCTAAGGTTTCTTTCTTTAGTTGTACTGTTGATTTCACAGGTGTTTCTACCTGCAAAGCTTGAGTCGCTGTTGGTCCTGGCTGAACCGTAAATAGAAATAATACTATTACTACTATATACGACCAACTATTGGCAACTTCGCTCAAACGTTGTTTTACTTTCTCCATTGGCATTTCCTCCTCTAGAGATAACGAACTCTAAGCATAACATTAATTCTATAAACCTGTCAAGCCAGTCAACCAGGATAAGTATCAAGTATAAGTGTATAGTTGACCAATAATATTTTAAAATAAAGACTATAAATATTTTTTACTGCTTCCCATATGAATAGTTGTTTGGTAGAATAGGATCTTCACACTAAATTTAACTTAACCGCTAGGCGGAGAAAAAGGTATTATAAAATGTCTAAGACTATTGCAAACCCGTACGAAAATTTCATTGCGTTATCAAGATATGCAAGATGGATATCAGAAGATAATCGCCGTGAGACTTGGGGTGAAACAGTAGATAGATATTTTAGCTTTATGCTTGGCCATCTAGAAAAGAACCATAATTATATTCCAAATGAGAAGCTTGTTGCGGAATTAAAAGAGTTCGTATTTGAACGAAATGTTATGCCATCAATGCGTTCTGTTATGACTTCAGGAGCCGCATTGGAAAGAGATAATGTAGCTGGATATAACTGTGCTTTCTTACCAGTTGATTCCCCACGTTCATTTGATGAGACTATGTATATCCTTATGTGCGGTACAGGTGTAGGATTCTCTGTCGAGTATAAGTACATCAATAAACTTCCTGCCGTCCCAGAAACTTTAGAGAAGTCAACTACGGTTATTACAGTAGAAGACTCAAAACAGGGTTGGGCTAAAGCATACCGTGAGTTACTAGCACTACTTTGGTCTGGACAGATTCCAGCAATTGATGTTTCTAAGGTAAGACCAGCAGGAGCAAGACTTAAGACAATGGGTGGAAGATCTTCAGGCCCACAGCCACTTATTAACTTGTTTGATTTTACAATTGCAAAGTTTAAGAATGCTACAGGAAGAAACCTAAAGCCAATCGAATGCCACGACATTATGTGCAAGATTGGTGAAGTAGTTGTTGTTGGAGGAGTTCGTCGCTCAGCAATGATTTCTCTTTCTAATATTAATGATATTGAAATGGCACAGGCAAAGTCAGGTAACTGGTGGGAAGCAAGCCCACAACGTGCCCTGTCTAATAACTCTGTTGCGTATTCACGCAAGCCAGAGATGGAGCAGTTTATTGCAGAATGGAAATCTCTATATGATTCAAAATCAGGAGAACGAGGTATATACAATGTGGCCGCAGCTCAAGCCCAAGCAGCCAAGTATGGAAGAAGAGATCCAGATATACACTACGGAACTAACCCGTGCTCAGAGATTATTTTACGTCCTTACCAGTTTTGTAATCTTTCAGAAGTCGTACTACGTGAAAATGATACAAAGAAAGATATCGAACGCAAAGTAGAACTAGCAACTATTCTTGGAACCTGGCAGTCTACTCTTACAGACTTTAAGTATCTACGTAAGATTTGGAAAGATAACACAGAAGAGGAACGCCTGCTAGGAGTTTCTTTGACTGGACAGTTTGGGCATAAGTTTATGTCAGGCAAACAAGATTTGGTTGCACTAGAGTCATTCTTGATGACTCTTAGAGAAGCAGCAAGAGCAAAGAATAAAGAAGAGGCTGGGAAAATTGGGATTCCTGAGTCTGCCGCTATTACTTGTGTAAAGCCTTCTGGAACAGTATCTCAATTGGTCGGGGTATCTTCAGGAATGCATGCTTGGCATTCTCCATATTATATTAGAACTGTTCGTGGTTCAAAGGGAGATCCAATTTCTACCTTCCTTAAAGAGGTGGGGATTCCAGTAGAAGATGATGTAATGAAGCCAAACGATACATACGTATTCTCATTCCCAGTAAAGGCACCAGAGGGTGCAATTGTTAGAAATGATCTTACTGCTATTGAGCACCTAAACATTTGGTTGGTTTACCAACGTGCATGGTGTGAGCATAAGCCATCAATTACGGTTTCTGTAAAGGAAGACGAATGGATGGATGTAGGAGCTTGGGTATATAAGAATTTTGATGAGGTATCTGGAATTTCATTCTTGCCGCATTCAGATCACTCATACAAGCAAGCACCTTACCAAGAAGTAGACAAAGCAGAATACGATGCACTTGTTGCAAGAATGCCAAAGGATATTCGTTGGGAAGATTTATCTTTCTACGAGACAGAAGATGGCACATCTACTAATGCTACCCTTGCCTGCAGTTCAGACGGAAATTGTGAGCTAGTAGACATTTCTAGTTAAAAGTAGTACAATGTAATTGGGGTAAAACCCAAATTCCTGGGCACACGGCCCAGAAATAGGAGGATCTAATGAAACAAGATCTAAACAATGATGGGAAAGTAACTATGCAAGAGAAATATCTCGCAGCGTTGGCAAGCTATGGTCGTCACTTTTTGGGTGCAGCTATCGCTCTTTACATGACTGGAAACACTGACCCAGGAGACTTACTCAAGGGCGGAATCGCAGCATGTCTGCCAGTTATTCTAAAAGCACTTAATTCTAACGAGCCAGCATTTGGCTTTACAAAGAAGTAAAAATTTAATATCGATTAGGAGTGCCCTTATGGTAAAATATCCATAAGGGCTTTTCTAATTTAGGGGTAAATGTGGCAGCGCAAAAAAATTTCGAAGTAGATCAAAATACAACCTTTACATTTGAGGTTCAGTATCTTGATGAAGACCAGGTGCCAATTCAATTACATTTTCACACCGCAAAACTTCAAGTAAGAGATACACAAGGCGGAAAAAAATTAGCATTCACCCTTGTAGAAAATGACGGTATAGTAATTAACCCAACTCTAGGTAAGCTTCAAATTTCAATATCAGCAGACAGAACAAATAAGATGTTTTATCCAAAATCAGCATACGATCTAGTTCTAATAGACCCAAGCGTTAACAAGACAAGATTGCTAGAAGGGTATATGACCTTAAGCAGGTCAGTGACAATATAATGGCAACACGCTTAATAGTAACCGAAAATAACCCACTCGTTGTAGTAAGAGCATCTGGAGCACCAGGCCGCACAATAATCAGCGGAACAGGAAATCCAGCTAATACCCTAGGAGTGCCTGGGGATTTTTACTTTGATACAACAACAACAAGATTCTGGGGGCCAAAAGCTTCTCAGACTAACACTTGGAATATAGCCCAAAGCTTTATCCTAGATAAGCAAATAGCACTAACGCATACATGGGAGCTATCTCAAGTAACAGGTCCAGTAGATGGAGTCTATCGGGTAGTAATTAATCACAATCTAGGTTTTAGCCCAAACGTAACAGTTAAATCTAGCGCAGGCGACATATTAGAAACAGGAATAGACTATAATAGTATTAATCAAATAACACTGACTATGGCACAACCGTTTTCAGGGACAGCACATCTGTCATAAGGGAGAAAGAAAATGGCAAGAAAATTTTTAGTCAGCGTCGATCTCAATAAAAATGAGCTCCTAAACGCTAGAATTCAGAACTTGGGTGCAGCACCATCAAGCCCAGTATCTGGACAAATTTATTACGACACATCAAACTCAACGATGTACTACTACAATGGACTGTCTGCACCAGATGGCCCATGGATGCCAATGTCTGGATCAACAGAAGTTGTCCAGGATATTATTGGAGCATCCGTACTTGCTGGTACAGCGTTAACATCAACATACAACGATACAGCAGGAACAACAACTCTTAGACTTAATGATACAGCGGTAACACCTGGTTCATATGGTTCACAAACAGCAATTCCTACATTTACAGTAGATGCTCAAGGTCGTTTGACTGCGGCAGGAACTGTAACAGTAGCAACAACACTTTCAATTGCTGCAGAATCTGGAACAGCAGATACAGTAAACCTTCTTACAGATACTTTAACATTTGCCGCAGGCGAAGGTATCGACACCACTGTAACAAATAATACAATCACTATTACTGGAGAAGATGCAAGCGCATCAAATAAAGGTGTTGCAAGTTTTGATGCAATAGACTTTACAGTTTCAGCAGGAGATGTATCCCTAAAGGAAGAGCGAATCCAAGACATTGTTGGAGACATGATTGTCGCACCAAACACTGAAAATGGAATCGTAGTTACATATGATGACACAGCAGCAAAGCTAAACTTTGATGTTGCCGACTTTGATGTACAGCTTTCTGGAGATGTAGTTGGTACAGCCACAGTAACAAACCTAGCAAGTATCAATATCTCAACAACAATCCAGCCAAACTCCGTAGCCCTCGGAGATGACACAACTGGAGCTTATATCTCAACAGTTGCTGGAACAGCAAATGAGATTACAGTAGCTGGATCAGGTGGAGAAACAGCAGCAATTACAATTGG